TAGATTCCATCCAATCATCTAACTGTTCATCCTCTTCTAAAATCTCCCACATTTGTAATGCTAAAGTACCAATGGTGAAAAGTTGTTGCTTAGCCATATAATTACCATCTTTATCTTCATTAATAGTTTCAGTATTTTCAGATAAAGCTTTTTTTAATTTTTCAAGTTGTTCTTCTGTGATTATAATTTTTGACATAACTATAGTTTTATATATAAATACAAATAAAACTAAAAAAGGGAACACTAATGTTCCCTTTTGAGCCCAACCCGGAAGTTAGTCCACCACTTTGTTTAACAAAGATTATTTAGCTTCTGAAAGTTTTGCTAAAACTTGTTCACTATATTGTACCAACTCCATTTCAGTCGTGATTAAAGATTCAACCAAAATCTTGTGTGGGATATGTACTAATGTGTCTGTAACGTTAAAGTATCTAAATGCAACTCCGTTATCAATAGCATCATTTACAAGTTTTAAAAACAACTTTGTCTGAATTGCATCAACAAAAGACATTGTTAATACTTTACCGAATTTTTCGTGTTGGATGTTTAATGTTACTTTCATAACACAAATATAGACAAACTATTCTTCACTTCCAAACTTTTTGAAATAAAAATCAATAGTTCTATCTAACCCTTCGTCAAAATTAACTTTAGGTTCCCATCCAATTTGTTCTTTTGCTTTAGTATAATCAATGGAGTATCTAAAGTCATGTCCTTTTCTATCTTCAACAAATGTTATTAAGTCCTGTGAGTTTTGTTCCCATTGTTTAAGATTATCAATTTTATCACAAACCATCTTAACCAATCTGAGGTTATTTAATTCATTACCACCACCAATACAATAAGTTTCACCTACCTTACCTTTATGGAATACCAAATCAATTGCATCCACATGGTCTTGGACATATAACCAATCCCTAACATTCTGTCCGTTACCATACACAGGTATTGGTTCACCATTAAGGATACTTTTAATGATTGTCGGAATTAATTTTTCTTCATGCTGGTTTGGCCCAAAATTATTTGAGCAGTTTGATATAACAATTGGTAATCCGTAAGTGTGATAATACGCTCTAACAAAATGGTCAGAAGAAGCTTTAGACGCTGAGTAAGGACTTCTTGGGTCGTAAGCAGTTTTTTCATCAAAAGAACCCACAGCCCCTAAATGTCCAAAAACCTCATCCGTTGATATATGGTAAAATAATTTAATACCATACTTAACAGAAGCATCCAACAAATTCAATGTTCCAATAATATTTGTTTGAACAAACTCCATCGGATTTAGTATTGAGTTATCAACATGTGATTCAGCTGCAAAATGTATAACTGAGTCAAAATTATAATTTTCAAATAACTTAAATAATCTTTCTCTCTCAGTAATACTGAACTTAATTATTTTTGCGTTTTGACTATTTTCAATATTACCCTCATCAGCCGCATATGTTTCACTATCAAGGATAACTAAATTATAGTCAGGATATTTCTTTTTAAAGGTATTATAAAAATTAGAACCAATAAAACCTAATCCACCAGTTATTAATATATTCATTTCTCTATTTCAATTTTAAATTCAGTCTTGTTCTTACTGAAGTTTTCTTTAATAATAGAATTCCAACTCAATTCTGTTATGAATTTTTTGAACTCTTCATCTTTAATTTTCTTAATATAAGAAAGTAATTCCTGTTCGGTACAATTTGGATTAACATCCATAAACTGTTTAATAATTGGAAACTTGTCCAAGTCAATTTCCTCAAATTCCCTAACACCTTCGTATTGGTGTTTTTCAATAACACCCATTTTAATTTTCATATTCAATATAAAAATTATAATCCCCCATGTTTCAGGGGGATTTTATTATTTAATAATTCTTGTTGTGTAAAACTTACCACTATCGTCAGTAAGAGTAATAACATAAGTTCCATTACTTAATGTTTCAGAATCAAACTGAATGTTTTTAGTGAAATATTTTTCTTGATAAACACATCTTCCATCAATAGACATAATTCTTAGTGTTCCACTATTTGATGGTGTGTTAATATTAACAATACCTGACACAGGGTTTGGCCAAACTTTAACATTGTTAGTTAATTCAGTTACATCAACGGTGCAAGGTCCTTCTGTGAAATTTACTATGCCGTGGTAATAGATAGCTTCGCATGAATTTCCATAAGTGATTCCATCACATCCGCAAACAGGAGCCCAAATTGCCGGACACATGACATTTAAGTCAATGAGTGTGGAGTCAACACATGTCAATACTTGTGAAGAAGCACTCAATCCAATGAATGCGAAAAGGGTTAAAAGAAATAATTTAATTTTTTTCATAGTTTGTTTTTTTATTTTTTATTATTTGAACACAATTTTGTTGGTTTGTATGGAATGACTGGAGCATCTATATATCCTTGCCCGATAGTGTCATCTTGGAACTCACCTTCCAACATAAAAGGTATCAATTCTTTCATCGCTGAGTCATAGTATGGATACGTAGTATCACACTTTTCTTTAACACAACAATCTTGTTTAGGAGTTTCATTTGTCTTATTGTCCTTACAGCTATTAATGAATAGTGTAATAAATAAGAATACCAATAATAGTTTAATTTTATTCATATCATGTAATTTTAACTAATAATAGAATAATAGAATGATATAATCAACATATTAATCAGAAACCCCCTGTTTAGAGGGGGTTTAGATTATTTAAGTAGGTTATAATACTCGTTGAAGTGCTTTATTCTATCTGGTAGACCTATCGTACCACCATTAACTCTTTTGGTAACTGCCGTGACAGTCGCAACATCAGCACCCTTATCACAAATAGACCAAAGTTTGTTTGAATCAAAGAAAAACGCCGCAGAAGCCAAAGGATATTTAGTAGCAACTAAATCAGGATTAGACACAGTATCTTCACCAATGAACTTAGCAAAGTTTGTATAGTTATTCTTACCAGTCAATTGGATATATCCTCTTCCACGAAACTTGAAACCTTCACCTGTTGACTCATCACCATTACCCATTCTTCCACCATAAACACGTGAAGCAATCTTTTCAGGTTGACGAGCGTATGACTCGTTTAAGTTACCAGGGAAATACTTACCAAAGATTTTCTTAAGTCCGTCAGCAGAATAGTTAAGGTTTTCAGAAACAGCTTTAAACCCTCCTGACTCGTGACCACACTGAGCCAAGAAATGAGCCAATCTTAATGGGTTAGTGATATTGAATTTTTTAGCAGTTTCAGGGATTTGAGCAATCACTGCGTCAGGAATATGTCCTTTAAGATTTTGTAATTTAAATTCAGAACTTGTTGGGATAACAACATCTTCTTTAATCACTTGAGCTGTTTGAGTTGTTGTTCCAAACATTTTAGACCAAGTTCCTTCACCAACAATACCATCAGCAGTTAATCCGTTAGCCGCCTGCCATTCTTTAACTTTAGCCGCAGTTCCGTTACCGAAAATACCATCGGCAGTTAATCCTAGTTTTGCTTGGAGTTGTTTAACGTCTTCTCCCTTAGACCCAACTTTTAGTAACATAATCAATAATTTTTATTATAAATATGTTTAAAGTAAGGAAATTAAGCCGCCATAATCCAAGTTAAGAGCGAAGCAAATATGAAAAAGAATAAAATTCCCACCCAGATAATACCAGAATTAGAATTTTTTTTATTATTTTTTTTATTATAAAATTTTCTAACTTCCTCTCCTAACTCATAATTGTTAGGATATTTTTTAACCAATTCTTCAATATCTTGTGGTATCATAATTATTTTTTTGTATAAATATAAAAGTGTTCACCAATATCTACCGTATATCTTTCCATGAACTTACCCTGACAAGCCTCCTTAAGTTTTGGAGTTAAAGCAAAATGTTCATCCTCATCCAATGTAGGTTGAAGTCTAATCTCATACTCCATCTTATATGGAAGTTCCTTTTGTGTCACCACCGCCCATGATGGTAATACCTCTTTAAGATTTTCTAATATTGTCATAGTTTATAAGTGTCTATAAATAAAAAAACCCGTCAATTGACAGGTCAGATTAAAAAAGCCTGAGATTACAGCTTATGTTGAGAATCTTTTGAAGTATTATTGTTTCACTTCGTATCCACTTCCTTTTGAGAAGTACTTCTCAGTCACGGTCTTTTAGGTGTACCACTCCTTGAGGTCTAAGTTACTCTCTTCTTACTCAACTCTTTCCGAGGTTGCCACCCCAGTTCGTCCTTGCGGGATTAAAGGTTTTTCGTAAAACTACAGTCAGACTTGGGGTCTTTCTGTGCAATGAACGGCTCATTACTATGTAGTGACCTTTCACCTAAACCTGATGGACACTTTTCCTTAGTTATTTTGTAATAATGTTAGGTTTGTGTAGTAGATGTGTCAGAGTAGTGGTCCAACATAAGCTCTGTCTCCTTTTGAGCGACAGAATACTAAACTACTCCGTGAAGTGTCCCCACCTCCATATTTCAAGATTACTTCATAAAGAGACCTTGGTAGGTCTTCCTTAGGGATAGTAGCGACACCACTCGTTCTCCATCTTACCTTTCGGTTTTAAGTCCTCTATCATATTGGGACCCGCAATAGTGTAACTGGATGGTCACATTTCTTACAGAGTTCCTATGGGTTATTCTTATTGTTCTTCCGAACTCAACTTGAGAATCTACTTTCCCAAGTCACCCTACCATTTTCCCTACGAAGTTATCCTCGGTACTAAAGGTTTGATGATATCCCACTTGTGTACTTGAGTTCAATTCCCCTTACGGGGTTTCAAACCGCAGTCTCCTCAACACAGGGGAGACCACTTTATCCTACTTTCGTAGTTTATTTAAGGACCATACACGGCCCATTATCGTTTATCAGATTAAATGTCTCATAATCAACCCGAAGGTCTCATAATCAACTACTGAACGGATAATTAATATTACCTATATACTTCAAAGGGGGTATTTAGGTATTTTCAAAGAACGTTTCCCCGTTTTAAATCTCACATTTGAGATTTGTTTTACAAAGTTACGACATTTTTCTGTTCTTGTCAAGTAATTTGTTTTATTTTTTTTGAGACTTGTATCTGAATCGTTACCTATCTCAAATCTTTTACAAACTTACGACATTTTTTTCAAAGTGTCAAACTTTTTTAGAGTTTTTTTCTTGTGAAATATAAATATCTTTAATATTTCAAAAGTGATACAAATCTAATACTTTTTTTTTAATTTGCCAAGGCTTTTTTGATAATTTCTTTGAGTTTTGAAGTAATTTTTAAATTATCCACCTCACTTAACCCAAAATAACGGCATTCAGTATGTTCAAACCCATCTTTTGCCTTTTCTAAATTAGGTTTTTTAATTGTTGAAGCCCTTGTATAAAATACATGTAATATAGATGTTATTACCTTTTTTTTGTTTGAATTAAGAATTGATGTTACATAAGAAACTTCTTGAGGATTTAAAACTAAATAAGTTTCTTCCCTAAATTCTCTTACTGCGGCATCTTTTAAATCTTCCTTAGGTTTAACCCCTCCACAAGGAATTGACCAATATCCTTCCAAATGCTCACCTGGAGCTCTTTTACAAAGCAAACACCTATCTTGGTATTTAACTAAAATACCCGCTACGTCTTTCATAATAAGAAATTAATATTAATTATTTTAAAGTCAACAAATATTTCAACTTGTTGATTAGACCCATAATTTCATCACGTAAATTTAATAAGTCACTGTCTTTTGTTTTGTCGTACTTATTGTTCAAATCAATTAAAAATTCAATAACAGTGTCACAGAAATGAGTTGGGTCCAATTCTTTTAAATCAGAAAGTATTAAACTTACTTTCCCTTGGAAATCAGGTCTTCCATGTTTACCCATACAAATTTCAACAAATTCATCAATCAAACCATCTAAATCACCGTACACAGTTCCAAAAGCATTGTGTCTAGCATAAGATTTTGTTTGCCAATGATATATTCTAAATTGATTTTGTATTGTCAAAAGTTCAATAATAACCTGTTCCATAATTCTTTTATTAATAAATATATCATAAAATAAAAAACGGAGGTTATTGTCCTCCGTTTTCAAATTCTAATTTTTGTTGTTTCTTTTGGTCAACAAATCCTTGTATTCTTTCTCTAGAAATATTTGCATAATTTTCAGATAATTCAATACCTACCCATCTTCTATCATTAATCTCGGCCGCCACACAACTTGTACCACTTCCATTAAATGGGTCTAAAATAACATCATTCTTGTAAGATAGAATCTTAATTGCCTTATTTGGGATGTCCATTGAGAATGTTGCCTTAGTTAATGACCGTGTATCCGCAAAATACTTCCACTGTCCGAACACCAACTCCATAAACTCTTTTTTGTCCTCCTCCTGATAAACCATTTTGTTCTTACCTTCTTCAGTTAATGTTGGTTCTCCCTTCCATTGCGATTTACCTTTAACTTTCTTAATATGAACCTTCTTATATGCCAATATAACACATTCTTTTGGATTATAGATGTACGGACTAGATGGACTCATCCAACTTCCCCAAGCAGTTGTTTTACTTCTGTGGGGACTATCTTCTTCTAAATCAACTACACCAAAGAACTTAAACCCAATCTCTTTCATAACCTGATAAACTTCAGATACGAAGAAAATTCTACCTCCCTTTGATTGTCTATTAATCTCATAAGGAATGTTTAAAGCGATACGTCCATCGTCTTTCAATACTTTATAAGCCTCAGTTAACCATTGTCTGGTAAATTCCAAATATTCACCAATCTCCATGTCATCATTGTGAACATCGTAAGCAATATTAACACCGTAAGGTGGGGATGTCACAATTAAATCAACCCATCCTTCGGGCATCTCCTTCATCACCTCAATACAATCTCCGGTAATAACTTTATTAATATAATTTTCAATCATTTTTTTCTAACGTTTCAATGTGATGTTGTAGATACCAAAGAGCCTTTTTAAGGTCTTGTATTTCTTTATCAGTTTCTTTCTTTCCCGCTCTTGAAATATACTTCACGGTGTTACCAAGTGAGAATCCCAAGTCCCAAGCATCAATTACTTTAATCGCTTCGTATTCATTATTTTTACCAAATTGGTAATGGTCAGGGTGATTAACCATTTCTTTTTCTCCCATTATTTTAAAATTTCAGGTTTATATTTCTTTAAGAAATTATAACAAAAATTAACCATATCGTCAACTCTTTGTCCTGGTGGTTGTGATTTAACCCATAATTCAAGGTTTTCTTTAGAATTATCATCTCTAATACCATTTTTATGGTGAACTTCCTCATTTGGTTCTAGATATCTACCAATAATATCTTCCATGACTAATCTATGTTCTAAAACATAACCTATAATATTATTAGGGTGTTTTGGTGCGTGTTTTTTCACATACCCAAATTTTGTGGTGATTCTACCACCTTTCCAATTATGATTCTCATCACCTTTTCTTATACACCCACAAGATAGGTGTTTACCTCTTCTGAGTGCCCCAGTTGATGATATTACTTCATTACCACAGTCACACTTACATAACCAATGGTTTAGGTGTTTACTATTATTATGGTGAACCCTTTTTATGGGGGTTAATTTACCAAATTTTTGACCTTCAATGTCAATTCTTTTTATTTTTGACATTGTTTCTTTAACAAAACAACCACAAGATTTAGACCCTCCGCTATTCAAATGATACGCCTTTACATCTCTAATGGTTCCACATTTACACTGACATTTATAATATCTCTCACCCTTTTTACTTACAAAATCAGATAATGATATTATTGTCCAATAATTGTATTTTTCGCCAATTTGTAATTCAAGTTTTTTCATAATGTTCTTTATATATAAATATCTCCACACTATGATTTTTACCACACACTACAAATATTTTTTTAGTAATTGTCTTCATCCCCATAGTGTTCGGGGTTATTTACCATTTCTTTTTGTTCTGACATAATATCCTTTTCCATATTCACTTTCTTTAACTAATCCATCCTCAATTAAATTGTCAATTCTTTCTTTAGTTTCATTTAAACCAACTCTAAGAATATATTCAGAAATATAATTGATATGTATTGGTGTTTCAAGTTTAGCTAATAGAATTTCTGTCGGAGATGTATTTTTTTTCATATGTTCTAAATTTTTGTTCTACTTCATTAGTGGTAAATAATAAACAATCGGATTTTAAAAAATATCTAATCTCATTCAAATTTTTACAAATACTGTCTATCTGTAACTCCCCTACTATTTTTTTATTAAAACCCATATTACAAATATACTACGGATTTTTCAAAACAACAATAGTTTTAGCTTGTGTAATATATGTAAGTAATTTTCTTTTAAAGACTGGTAATAGTGTATTTTCTAAAGGTAACTCATTTTTTGATGATAATTCAAACACCGGTAATTTATCATCCTCATCTATTTCACGTAATATTTCAAATACATTTTTTTGAGTCTCCTCTTCATAGATTAGATTAGCCCCATTTTTTTTATCAAATCTGACAACATCAGAAATTTTAACATTGTATTTCCAAATGTACGTCTCTCCGTTATAAACTGTAAAAAAATACCCATTTTCAATAGTGTCAAATTTTTCAGTATTTATTATGTTAATGGATATTGAATCATAAGTTATTGTCCAAAGTGCTTTAACAATATTAAAATATTCGAAAATTTTTTGACCACAGTATTTTAAAATTTTGTCAAACTCCTTAATTTCATTGTCGGTCATATTAGGAATTGGGTTAAATTTCAAATCAGTTATGAGTATTTCATCATCAACGCTTTTAAATTTTTTATCAATTGTAATGTATTTTGAATCATTACTAATTGATTGTAGGTTAGCAAGATGTAATGACATTTCACTAAATAATGGATATAACTCAAATTTATCAATCTGTGAATCTGAATACTTAATAAAATCCATTAATTTATAATAGTGATATTCAAAATCAGGAGTGTGTTCGACTATCCACTCAGGATTTAACTTCAAGTGTTTTTTCTTTCTATTGTATTTCCGTTTGTCGGTTTTTTCCATATCAACCATCTATTTGGAAAATATAGTATGTTTCGTTATCAAACTCAACAGTATCTTCTGTACCGTCGTATGAATTAATTGTATTCCCATATCCGTCAGTATCAACAACATCTTTAATTAACGCACCCATATCAACAAAATCTTGCATATTTAGACCGTAATCTCTAATTGTTGTAGCCGCATCATAAGTTTTATCCTCCAACAAACTCTCAACCTTTTCTTCAATCAAATTTTCAGGTATAGTTTTATCACTATCTTTTAACTCGTCCAACTCTTCATTTAATTCGTCATATTGTTCTTGTGATAAGTTCTCAGAATCTTCCAACATTTCAGTAATCTCATCAATTCTTTGTTGGACTTCTGAGTCAGAATATTCAAAATCATCTTCATCAAAGAAATCTTCTAAATTTTCTCTAACATAATCTTCCTCACTTTCTCTAAAGTAATTTTTCAATTCTTCTTCATCAATATGATTCTCAACAAATCCTGTTCTAAATCCTTCCAGTCCAACATCGTCAATTAAGTTTTCAACATACCGAACTGCCGTTTTTTCAGTATAATATTCATCACCAACAGCCCATGTTGCACGACTTTCACCATGGTGTTCTATTACTTTGAATGAATGTAAGAAATAATGTTTACCTTCGTAGATAATATCATAAATGTCAATACGACCTTCAATTTCTTCTATTTCGGCGTCAATCTCTCTAAGTGCTGTTAGATTCTCATCATCTTCAGTCTCTTTCTCTATTTGTTCTCTTCTTTCTTTTTCAGCGTAAAGGTCCTCTAATCTTTGTGTATCTTCAGGTGTTTTCTCTTCATATACAGTTGATATTAAAAAATTAAATAATGCTAACGTGCATTTATCAACATCAGATAAATTTTCCCTTTCTTCAAAATAACCTTCTTCTCTTCTATCATTTTGAATCTCCTTTCTTCTTTGGAATTCTTGATAGATTTCTTGTTTTTTAAGAGGTGTGTTATAATATGATATGTAATTAGCAATAACTCCTTGTTTAGTTCTTAGCTGACTGTAATTCGCATCAACACTACCATTAACAGTAATATTACCTAAATAAGTTGTATCACTTGGTAGTTTTATATTACCGTCAATAACAATTTGTTTTCCTTTATATTGTTTCAAATTATTAATTCTTCTTCCGTCATGGTCAACAAAATTCATTAACTCAATATATTTCTCAGGTGTTAAATGTACAATATCATTTTCAGATTCTAAAACCAGTTCTTTAATGAATTTTTTTATTAAGTTTCTACTATTCATATTAAATAAATACTGTTAAATTAATAACTATTTCCTTTTAATATTTCAATTAATAATATTTATAAAAAAGAATAAATCTAAAAAAAATAAAAATATGGGCTGTGGCTGTAAAAACAAACAAAATCCTGAACAACAGGTTAAAATTCAACAAGTTCAACAACAAAATGAAAGTGTACAAAATGCAGTAAAAAAAACTATTGAAAAATTTTATAAAAACAAGCAGCAATAAAATATTTATAGATAATAAACTTTAAAAAAATAATACTATGAAAAACGGTGGTGGTAATAATGGTGGTGGATGTGGTTGTGGTAAATAATCAATCCAAATCTATTAATTAAAAAATTTAAAAGGGAGAATATTCTCCCTTTTTTAATATTTATAACTATGGAATTAAAAATGGGTGACACAATTTATATCAAAGGGTTCATAAATGAAGACCCTGAATTTCATTGCTGGAAACCCATGAAAGACTTAATAGGGTTTCCAACAAAAGTTTGTCTAATTAGAAATAATAAAATATATGTTACCCACCCAATTTTAGATGTAGTCAATTTTAATGAAGATTGTGTTAATTATGAAGTTATTGATAACGGTAATTTAATACACAATAAAAAATTAAATGAAGAAGAACAAGAAGAACTTAAATTAAATAAAGTTCAAGAAAAATTACTTAGAATCCTTAATAAATTTCAAAATGGGGACATCGATGTTGATTTTATTGAAAATGCAATAGGTGGTCTAGATAAATTTTTTAATTTATTAACCAAAAACAATCTTCTTGGTTACATTGACCCTTTTTCAAGTGATTGGGATGATTACCAAAATCAATTATTTTATTTATTCTATGAAAACGATAGTTCATTTGTTTGGACAATAGTTGATAAATTTATTTCAGATGTTACAAAAATTGGTAACGATTATTATTTTGACACATCCCCTGCGGAACTTGCAGGTTTCTTTAATACAGGTTATCGCAGTGAAATGAGTAGAGATACGATTGAAAGTATTTTACAAGGTGAACATGATATGAATTTTTGGGATGTAACTGATGATGTTTATAGGGACGTATATACTGAATTAACAAATGAAAATAAACAATTAGTTAATGAAAGAATTGTATTAGAACTTAGAGATATGAAAACAATAGGTACCGACACCGAATTACTTGAAGAAATTGCTCGGGAACAAGGTCGTAATGATGTTGAGTTAACCGATGATGTTATTTCTCGAGTACTTGGTGATGATGATACCATTGAATATCTAATCAATAAAGAATTATATGATGTCAGAAGTGATTTATATAGTTTATATTCAGGTTGTTATGAAGGAACATTAATTAATGAGTGGTATAAAAGTTTAATGGGGGAACTAATTGGTTCTGTAATTGATAATGGTGAAATAGATGAGTATTCATACAAAAAACAATCTTTCGATAAAGATGGTAATAAAGTATCAAGAACATTTTACGGAACAAGATACAAAGCAACAAACTGTATATATAATGTTGTTTCAGAATGGTTAAACGATAACAAAGATTGTAATGGTACTTATTGTGATACAATCATATATTTTGGTAGTTACGAAAGATTATATTCAGATTTAATTGATGATGGAAGTCGAGAGTCATTAAGAGTTCCGAGATTAGATGAATACCCTGACTATAGGGAAGTTAACAGTTGTGTTAATGGAAATATTGGAGATTACTTTTAATAATTGTAAAAATCAATTTACTATTTATAGTCATTTTTTTTCCTACTAAATTTTAACATGGAAAAAATGGAAGTATCAGTTCGCCAAAATTTAGTTAACGATTTTGCCGATTATCTATGTAATTTAATCAGTGAGAATAACACACATAAAACAAGATTATCAGTAGTTGATGTTGAGAACTTTATGGTAATTAAAGGGTTTACTGAAAGTTCTGAAGTAATATCTCCCAGCAAAATATCTTCTGAGTTTGTTGAGTCGGTTAAAAACAAATACCCATATTTAAAATATATTAGTACGATTGATGTAATATCATATAGTTGTGATGAAAAAGATTTTGAAGATGAGGTAATCTCATATTCCACTAAAGAAGTCCCTCAAATCAATTCAGAATTAAGTATTTCGGTATCTTCAAAATTCCCTCACGGTTACTCTGAAAATTACCTTAAACAAACTTATAATCATCTGAAAGAAATATCTTGTAAATCTCAACCGTATTTTAAATTTAGTTGGGTCGAGTTAACTTGTAAACTAACTAAAACAGATTTTGAAATTACATCAATAAAATCTGATAGTTATTATACATCAGAAAAACTATTGTCAATCCTAAAAGATAACTACGATGGTCCAATTGATGTATTGTTAGATGAAAGTAGGTTATTGTTAAATTTATTTTAAACTCGTTTAGAGTAACCTACTATCTGGTAAAAGTCTTTTTTACCTTCACAATACTCTTTAACCAAAACCAATAAGTTTCTAAACATGAAAGCCCCTGGTGTTTGTTTTTCACATTTAGAAAATAACTCAATAAAGGTAGTTAATACCTGTAGTGGATAATATCCTTTATCCTCAATCATAATGTGATTCATCCAAAATTTTGTAGGACATTGTAACTTATAATTGTTTCGTTCTTCCTCACTATTAAAAGGTTCACACTCATCATACATTTTAATCATATCTTCAACATATGATTTAACTCTTCCCTTATCGTATTGAGCCTTTGCAATCAAATCTACAATCCAATGAGTATGTGATGGAGTACGTAACCGTTTACCCTCTTCTTTATATTTTACAATAAAGTCAAGGTCAGGTCTATACCCTCTACCTCCCTGATAAATCGCAATTGTATATCGTTTATCAATTTGCCAGTAAGTCAAAGGGGTGTGAACCACCCCTTTCTTTTTAAAAACTAATTCTTTCATGTAACAAATATACTACAAATTTTCTTTAACAATCTTTAAAGCTTCATCTAAATCTTGGAAATCTCTATCAGGTGCAAAGAATTCTCCTTTTTCTGACGCAACATCCAAAATCATAAATGCTGGAACAAAGTCATTCTGAGTCGCTTCAACAAACAAGTCATACTCGTCTTTAAATTTTACAATATCCCTTTCTTTAAACTTAACTCTATGTTTGGTTAATAATTCTTTAAATTTTACACACCATGGGCACCCTTCCATAGAGTATACCACTAATACTTTAAGAGGTTTTCTTTTTTTAATCATAGGATATATTGTTCTGACATAAGTTTTATTTCACTTCCCTGTTTTAACCCTACTGTGGTCATTGAATCGATTCCATTTTTAAAAAATTTCATTACAGGTACACTTCTAACATTCATTTCTCTTGAAAAGTTAACGTCAGATTCTACGTCAAATTCATAAACAGGTACCAATACTCCAGACTTGTTAATTTCTTCGGTTAGTTGTCTACATGGTCCACACCAACTTGCAGACATTTTTAAAATAAAAGATTCTTTATTATCAATTTTACTTTTTACTTCTTGTGAGCTTATTCTTTCCATAATTTTAATGTACTTAAAAACATTTTTAATTCGTTTATTTGTTTAATATTATAATAGACCTTTAATTTAAAATTTGGGGTCTCTTGTTCTCTTGATAAATACAAAATCAATCCGTTTTTAAGTTTGAATATTTCATCATAAACAATTTCCTTACTATCAGAAAATTTAGAATTTATGAATAAAATTTCATAATCTTTAGCATTTTTTAAAATGTAGTCAGGACTTATCTTGTTATCCAAAATTTGAATTCTTGATAGAGTGTTATCTATCTTATCTACAATATCCTCAAATTTAAAATCAAAAGTCAATTTCATAATATGGAAGATAATCCATTGTTTCGTCTTTGTGAAGATTATTCCATGACAATATTCCATCTTTATCAAAGATAAAGTCGTATTCTTTCGTCCCACCACCACTTATAAACTTAGCAATTGGATTGCCCCACTTTTTCAAAGTCACGGTTTTTAACCTAACATCCAAATCAAAAATTGCACCATGCCAAGTATCATCTAACACATTATTAAACCTTCCAAGTGTCTGAACTCGTTTAAAATGAACTGGTTGATTTTTATTCATACCAAACTTACCGATTGAAGGTCTGTATTCGATTGATGCTCTCTCACCATCTTCCTTACGAAGTGATATAATTAATGATGAAGGTCTATCTTGATAAGTTCTTACACAATTAGACTGATATACTGACTCATTAACATATTCTTCACTACTTTGTAAAACAACAGGATTAAATACCATACCATCTTTTGTTATAATTGGTTTTGAAACTTGTTCAACAAATTCATTGGAGTATTGTCTTGAGTATTTTCCTCTGGTATAAAAGTCAACTTTGCTTGACCAAACACTATGTTCAGTGATTAATTCTTTTGATGTTTTAGACATCCATTTAACCGGCTCATATTTTGATATAACATCAAAAAATCTTACGTGGTCGTTAAAAGTATGTATGGATAAATTAGGGTCAGTTTTAGTTAATAAATAAATCTGATAACAATTATTCATATCCCTTTTACCGAAATTTTCAAAGAAATGTCTTACAGGTTGAAATGGTGTATCGTCATTTTTAGTATTAAAAATAATACACAATTCTTCTTCAGGTCTTTGTAAAATAAAATCTCTACCAAAGATATCCATCAACGTTTTAATACTTTTAAAACAAGGGTTTTGGACTTTATGTAATACTTTTTTGATTTTCTCTGAACTTACATTGTGTAATTTCATAAAAGTATCAACCATCTTAAATCCGTTTTTCTGATAGTCTTTTTTAGTTGGTTTTGGAAATACCTCGTAATACCCTCTCCAATTATCAGGTTTTTTAATCCCTTGTTTGTCTAACAAACATCCAAATAAAGACATCGGTAACTTACGATAGTTTAAAATTCTTTCAGCTCCGATTTTAGACAAAAATATATTAATACCCTCAATAATATCCAAACTATATGTTTCAGAGTCCTTAACCCCATTCATAAATGAATAATAACCATCCGTAGTTAATGATACCGGAAATGAGTTTCTTCTAACAACACTACTCTTACCCTTACCTCTTTTTTTATGGTATTCAGTGTTTTTACCAACAGTGAAAATATTGGTTTTCTTATTAAATGTGATGTAATTTAGTTTAGTACTTTTTCTAAAAAATACTTCCCCAACCTTTCTGTGTTTTCCACAGTAGAATACTTTTAAGCAAATCTTATCCTCGTTCTCCTCAACAACAAAAGTACTTCTATATACAGTTACCTCACAAAGAGGATTACCATAGTTTTTTTCAAACTCTTCTTTATCACCATTTACAGATTTATCAAATGTATAAACATAATGCTTACCATCAAAGGATTCTTTGGCATGATATCTATCTTTCAAACCAAATGGTTCTACAAGAATACTATCGGTAATCTCCCCTACCTCATTGTAGGGGAGATAATAACCGACATAATGTTTTTCATTGATAAGTTTGAATAAGTTATCCATTAGCAATATGTTTCAGCAAGTTCCCAAAGTTTGGTGTTGATTAAGTTGTCCATATTTAAGGATTGGATACCCTTTACTGTTCTAACGTTACGACCTTGTTGTTTGATGAATCCACCACGGATTAACTTCTCCTGAACAACGTTAAAGGTATTCCATAAGTTGTCTTCTCGGTCTCCATCACGAAGTGGGTCAATGATTGTTTCCAAAGTCAAAGATGAAATATCTTCAGTGTTCTTCCAACGAATTCCAACCGCTTTAGATACAAAATCAATCTTTCTGTCAGTATCCATAGTCACTTCCATCATACGATTTACTGACTTTTGAATTTTTGGAGTGTTTAACACGAACTGCTCAGTAATCATCTCAACATCACTCATACTCAAATTTAAGTGAGTTTGTTTCATATCTCCGAATGTCGATACAGGAACTGTAAGACCGTTGGAACATACCAATCTGTGTAGTCCGGCTCCGATTTGAAGAGCTGATGTACCATTGTGTGAGTTAGTGATTACCGCCTCTAATAATGAGTCACCTACTTGTGGTAAATCTGAGTTACGAAGACGAATTTGGTGTTTACCATACGCGGTCTTACCAACTTGTTTTGCCGAACTAACTTGCCAACCATTTTGGATAAATTTATCTACCACATCAATAGTGGGAACCATTACATAACGGTCAGATAATTTTGAAAGTTTTTCTGTTTGGAAAAGTGAAGGTACGTTTTCTTGAAGTGACTGTAGGTTTATCATATTATTTGGTGTTTAATTATGAGTACAAAGATACATCAAAATTCTAATTCAACCAAATAATTCCGTAATTTGTTTTAATAACAGGGACTAATACTTCTATCTTTTCACCCTTTTTAGTCATTTCGTCGTACATACCAACTACAATATCAATAAGCTGTTTTTGGGTGAGTTGTATTTCCTCACCCTTTTCAGCGTTTTCATAAACTTTTTCTCTTAATTTTTTGTAGAAAGCATCCTTATTCATTTCACCGATAAGGTCAATAAGGTCATTAGGATTTTTTTCAAAGAATCCTAAAAGGTTGTTTAAATATATTTCAGCTTCTACATTATTCATAATCTAAAATTTAAACAACAAATGTAAGAATTTTTTTTCAAATTCTAATTACATAATGTAATAAAAACCGTCACCTTGGTCGTCAAGTTTTGATTTCAACTCTTCAGGAATATGTACGTTTTTGTTACTGTCTTTTAAGTTAATGAAAGCCAAGTTTTCAAAATCTCCAACACATGCCGGAATACTCTTTAAATTAGGATTATTAGGTAACGCTAATAAAGTAAGTTGGTTACAATTACATAAAGTGTCAGGAACTTCGTCCACACAATTCTTCAACATTAAAGCTTCCAAATTGTTAAATCTTCCGATACCCATTAAAACGTCAGATTTCCATCCTAAATTTCTATCACTTCTATTTTGAATCAATAAATGTTCAACATCGTCAGGTAAGTTATCAAAAAGTTCTTTAGGTCCGTAAATCGCAATAAACTTACCTGCTGAACTATCAGGAATATTAATTTCAACCTTTTTACCTCCCTGAGTTTTAAATCCTTTTGCAAATTCAGGTTTTAAATAATCAGCAATCTCCGCAAGTTTACCACCAGGACTCAATAATTTAACCAAGTCTTGGTTGTGGTCATGTCTATCCATGAACTGATTAGATGGGAAATGGAATTGGTATCTATCAACAGGTAATTGTGAAACTTGTCCACGTTGTTCGGCGTCATTAGGTAAAATTACATATAAAGGACCATCTTTAATATATCTTTCAAAATAAGTCAAACCAGGTGATGACGTACACCATCTTGATTCACCTTTATCATACTCATGTTGCCCACCATAGAAACATGCCGCGTCTTTACCTAATTTATCCTGTCTTTCAATTTTAATAACAGTCCAATTAGGACCTTTAAATACAATGTCACCACCAGGATGTGAATATGTCGTAGCGGCTTGTTTTTTCTCTTCTTTACTAGCTTTAACTTTTTCTAAAGAAAAATCTTTAACTAAGTCAAATAAAGTTTCAGGAGTTAACTTATTAATATCTCTTGAATTTTCAGGTAATCTACCTTTATATTTTTCAAATTTTTTGAGGTCAGTTGTTGTCTTATATAAATCCTCCAAAAACAAATCTCTAAAATTTTTCAATTGTTTTTTATACTCAGGGGTACCAACTTCAGCAGTAATAGTTGCAGATGTTGGTGCGATAAAACTTTTCAATAACCACTGTGTGTATTTACCAACCTTCACATTATCCATTTGTTCAGGAGTTATTGTGTCAATATCACCTTCCATACCTCTTGGTATTTTAGTATCTGGGTCAGCAAATATCAATGCTTTTAATATTTCAAACGGAATTTTCTTACCTTCCTTCTTATCTTTTTCAGTTTTTTGAACAAGTTTGTCATATAGTAGCTTAAATCTTGAATTTTCTACAATAAGCGACTTTAATAAATTTGTAAATTTCATCTTTTGAGTTTTTACAATAAATATATCAATAATTCATAATTAACAATTCCTCACCCATATTTTGCGATTTTCCTTTTTTGGCAGCAGCGGCTTTAGCAAATTCTTTTTTCTCCCATTTATATTGACTCTCAGGAAACCAAGTATGTAATAGTTCAAAATCATAATACGATAATGAGAATTTTCCTTGTATATTTTTCAAAGAATTTGCAAGACGCTCATGGTCATCTCTATCAAAATCATGGTTTGAGTAATAATTTTCAGTTTTCCAATATGGAGGGTCAAGATAAAAATATGTAGTGGGACTATCAAATTCTTTAATAACATTTTCAAAGTCACCTAATCTGAAATGACTTATTTTATTAAAATGTTCAACCCATTCAGGTTTAGATAATTTATCTCTGAATGTAAGATATTTTGATTTGTATTTACCTTTTAAATCAATAAATGAACTTGTTTCCGGTTTTGAACCACTGAATACTTGAGTTAAAACATAAGCGTACTTAGCCGCAATATCATAATCAGGATAATTAATCGTGAATCCTTCCCCAAATATTTCTTTTTGAAAATCCTGAAACTGTTCTTTGTAAAGTGGTGGGGTTACTTCTACTCCTTTTTCCTGACAGGGAATTCTATTCACCTCAGATAAAAGAACTTCGGGATTTTGAAGACACATAAACAAATTGTAATTAAGTGGATTAAAGTCGTTATAAACAACTCGTTTAAGATTTGGAAATTGTTTTAAGTCCATATTAAAGAAACACCAAAACATTCCTCCAAAAGTCTCCACATATGTTTCCATATCTGTTGGGTAAAACGGGACAATCCATTTACCAATTTTACTCTTACCTCCAATATATGATAGCATAATTTTTTTGGTAAAAATATAACATTAAATCGTAGAAATATCAACTTTAGAATTAAAGTGACATCAATTTTTTAAGAAGGTCCTCTTTTGTTAACTGTTTTTTGAATTTTTTAACAGGTTGTTTTGTCTCAACAACGGGTTTAACATTTTTTTCTTCTTCTTGTTCAAATACTTGAACTTTTAATTTTGGTTTTTCTTCAACTTGTTCTGAAACCGTAACATTCACTTTTTTGTTTGTTTTAACGTTGAAGTCTGAGGACCATGGTTCAAAATAAACATCGTCAGCAATAACTTCAAGTCTCATATTACCTTTTGTACCTTCAGGTAAAAAGTGTTTTGTCTTTGGGATATTAACTTCACAAACTCCGTTGTTTTCAATACTACCATTAAACATGTATGACATATCATCTGTCTCAACAACTAATCTAACTTTAGATTTAGATAAGGAAGTACCTTCAATTTCAATATTACAATTGAATTTATTTGGTTTGTCTGTGTATAAATTGTATCCCATATCCTATAAATATATCAATCTTCATTAATTTTAACATTGACTTTTATAAATTTCTCCTGAGCCATTGCAACTTCAATATCGTTAAGTTTTATTTTAACTTTTGTGTTTTTATTTTTATTAACTTTTTTTTCAATTTCTATCTCATCAACTTCTAATCTAACAAAAAGTTTTATTAAAACTTCCTTCTCCTCTTTTGTTAATTCTTTAATTTTTTCTCTGAATCTCCTGATGGATTGCATTCCCCCGGCTCCAATGTTTTCGACAATTTTAGCGATAATACAGCCTTCCGCCCAAGTAAATGGGGTATCAATCCAAGCAAAAGGTGTATTATTCCAAGTGTAACAAACAGTAGCCATACTATTTATAAATAACTTAAAATTTGTAAAATTAAAGCATGGCCGACATTAAAGACCAATTAATTAAGGATTCTTATAATTACGTACTTCAATCTGACCTCTCAACGGGTGTTGTATATAGAATAGGTGGAGATGTTCCAGTTAGTCCAATATTCTCATCAGGACTTACAATTAATGATAGTTTTACCTATTCTAATGGAACTGAACAATTAGGTTATGTTTTAACAACAGATGGTACAGGTTATGCTTATTGGAGTGCGGTAAGTGCATCTACACCATCATCGGGAGTTACGAGTATCACTGTCGGGAGTGGTTTATCTGCAGACTCTTCTACGGGAGCTGTAACAATTTTATTTACAGGTACAACAGGTTTAAGTGGTAGTGGAACTACGGGGTATCTTCCAAAATGGACAGGTTCCACAGGTTTAGGTGACTCTTTAGTTTATGATACTACAACAGGTGTAACAATAGGTACTGGTTTCACTTGGGATAATACTAATACACGATTAGGTATTGGCACAAACACCCCAACAAGTCCGTTGTTTGTATATACTAACACAACTAGTTCAACAATAGGTGATAATAATGCATTTATAATACATAATAATAACCCTAATTGGGCAACATCAGGGTCAAGTAATTTAACAGAATTATTTTTTAGTGATGCAGGACAAGGTTCTGGAACCGCTAATGGGTTAAACTTGGGTCATAGGTATGCGGGAATATCCGCATTTATTACAGGTTGGAATAATACAAATTCATCAGGTGGATTAAATTTTATAACTAAAGAAACTACCGCATCGGCATTAACTACTAAACTACAAATTAGACCAAACGGTAACGTTCTAATTGGTACTACTACCGATGCTGGTTATAAGTTAGACGTTAATGGAAGTGCTAGAAGCACAAATTTTAGATTAACGGATAACACATTAATCGCTACTCAATATTCTGTAGGTTCGACTACATTAACAGTATCAAATACTGGACATAATAACGCTGTTGGAATAAAAAGTACATCTGCCGTTGGGTTACACGCTATTAGTAATTTAGGTGTGAGTAATAATAATCTATTAGGTGCTTCAGTATATGCTGCCGGTGGAGCACAATCTGGAAACATATCATTAGGACTACTATCTAACAGAGCTTTAATTACTAGTGCGGCAACAGGAATGGGGATGCAAACAACTGCAATGTTACAGGTAGATAGTACATCACAAGGATTTCTTCCTCCTCGAATGACATCGGCACAACGAGATTTGATTTTATCTGCTGCGACAGGTCTAACCGTATATCAAACAACAGATAATTATTTAAGTTTATATAATGGTACAAATTGGCAAAATATATTATCGCCAAATTCTTCAGGTAATGTTCTTATCGGAACTACTACCGATGGAGGTTATAAATTAGACGTTAATGGTACGACTAGGATTAGTGCTCAGTTGACCGTGTCAACACCAACTGGTGGAAATGCCTTAGTAGGGTCATTTATCGGAATTAATGCCGCCTCAAGTCAGTTTATAGAACTTAGAAATACTGGAGCCGTTAACGCTCAAATTGGAGGTTTGAATGGTGGTGGTCTATTACTAAACGTAGGAACTACCGAAAGAATGAGAATTGCTAATACAGGTAACGTACTTATTGGTCAAACATCTGATTCTGGTCAAAAATTACAAGTTAGTGGTAACACGTTACTTCAAGGTAGTTTAACCGCAACAACAAAAACAACTATAGGTTCAGAGGGTGATATATCTTGTGCGTTACTACAAATGGCTAGTACAACACAAGGTGTTTTATTTCCAAGAATGACAAATGCTCAAAGACAATCAATATCAAGTCCAATACCGGGATTATTCGTTTATTGTACCGATGATGATGGTGGAAATAATCGTGAAGGACTATTTATGTATAAATCCACAGGTTGGGTACAAATAATTTAAGAAATGGCAAATAACGGTATATATTATAGTTCGGGTAATACTTTAAATTTTACAACAGATAATACTACTTGGGCAACATTGACAAGTGGTGGGACATTTGTGATTAATACCGTTTCAGGAGGAACTTATCTTAATTTACCACCAAGTACAGGTTCAACATCAGGAGCTTATCTTCCATTAAGTGGAGGAACAATGACGGGTGGATTGGTC